CGCCGTGTCGGCCCCTACTCGCGGGAAGGCCACCCGCACCGTGCAGACCGGGCGGCCCTGCGGCGTCATCCGGTATTCCGTCCTGAACTCCGGGCCGTTGATCACGCCGCACAGGTTGATCAATAGCTGCCCGCGCGAGCCGCCCTCTAGCGGCTCGTAGTGTCGATCGCGGAGCACCTGTTGTCCCTCGGTGGTCAGCTCGACGCCGACGTCGCGCAGCGGCTCCTCGGCGAGCAGCCGCGCGATATAGAGCTGGTCGTAGTTGCGCCACAGCTCGTCGCGCTCCCATTGCCGCCGGGTCAGATAGCCGGGCAATTCGATCAGGCTGAACTGCACGTGCTCGGACCCGTTCTGGTCGGCGAACCCGGTCGGCACGCCGCACCAATAGGGCTCGCCGTCGTAGAGCGCCCAGACCCGCCAGGACCACAGCGTCAGCATCGTCTCGGTGTCGAGCCCGCACGGCAGGTTCACCGTGAGGTTGCCGTGCCCGAACGCGCTGAACCGGCGCACGCAATAGAACGAGGAGACGTCGACCATGCCGAGCCGCTGATAGGGCGGGGTCATCGCCTCAGCCCAAAACGTCCATTGGCCGGGCAGGGGCGTCTGAGTCAGCGGCAGCGGCAGCCGGAACGGCGCGGCCTGGCTCACACCCACGCCGACCGCCAGTGCAGAGTTACCGAGCCGCCGCCCGCCGACCGGAGGAACCATCGCGACGTCGAGCCGGGCGGGATCACCATCGGCCGCGAGCCGGGCAGCAGATAGCTAGCCCGCGACAAGCCGCCCTCAGCCTCAGCGGTCAGCGCGAGCGCCGAGACGAGGATCCGCACCCCGGCGTCGACTGCGGCCACGCGGATAATGCCGCTGCGGTTGTCGGTCACCGCCGACTCGCTCAGCGGCCCCTCGTAGACCAGATAGACCGGCGCGGCGTAGTTGCCCACGTTCCGCAGCACCGTTGAATTTGGGATGTAGGGCTGCGCGTAAAACCACGTGTACTCGCGCGGGTAGTCCCGGCCCGTCGAGCCGGGGGTGACGTTCGTCAAGGTGGCCGTCTCCCACGTGCCCGAGTAGAGCGCGGGGTCGGCGGCGGTGAGCGCGACCTGATAGCGGAACCCGCCCGAGCCGAGCGGGGTGTGCCGGTACAGCTCGGTCCCGGCGCGCACGTCGGCGGTGAGCACCCGCTGTAGGTCGAAGTCGCCGACCGCGAGCAGCACGGGCTCGCGGTTGGCGGCGCGGGCGACGAGCTGGTCGCGCAGCTTGCCCAGCTCGACGCGAGGCCCGCTGATCGCGCCCGTGATCACGATCGTCCGCTGCCGCAGCACCTTCGGACCCCACGCCGCGCCGTCGCTGATCACCCGCGAGACGTCGTTACCGTCGAGCGGCGGCGAGTCGAGCCAGCCCGTGATGTTCTCCACCACGAGGCACGTGCCGTTGGCCTGGTCGCCGCTGTTGAGCCAGAGGTTGTCCCACACGACCGGAATCGGCTCGCGCGCTGGCGGTGGCCCTTCGGTGGTGTACGCCCAATCGAACTCGCGCTCGTAGCCACGGGTCGGCACCGTGAGCGGCATCGGCGTTCCCGTCGTCATGCGACACCCCCGGCCATCGCCCACGCCAGCTCGCGCGAGACCATCGCGGCGATCTCCTGCTCGTCCTGGCCGGCCTGCGGGTAGACGTTGATCGTCGCGCCGCCCGCCCGGCCCATGCCCGCGATCGACGGACCGGCCCCGGCGAGCGGCGAGCCGCCGATCGGCGAGTGCCCGAGGTCGATTTGCTTCGCCCCGGCGAGCCCGTCTTCCAGCCCGCCTACCATGTCCTCGCCGAGCCCGGCCATCAGCCGCGAGTGCGACCCGATGCCGAAAAAGCCCTTGATCGTTCCGAGGATCGGGCCGCACACGTTGTCCTTGACCCAGTTGCCCAGCTCGCGCGCCTTTTCGAGCCCGACCTTGAGGCCCTCGATGACCTCGGCGCCGAACGTGATCGTAATCGAGCTGGGCGAGCCGATGCCGAGCCCGCTCTTGAGCCAGCCGACCACGGGGCCGGTGACATTCGAGCTGATCCAGCCGCCGAGGTTCTTAGCGGCCTCTAGCCCGCGCCGCAGGCCCTCGACTAGATCGCCGCCGACCGTGATCGTGATCGTGCTCGGCGAGTGCGTGCCGAACCCCGACTTGATAAAGCCGGTCACCGGACCCGTGACGTTTGAGCCGATCCAGCCGCCGAGCCCCTTCGCGGCCGAGAGCCCCGACTTGAGCCCGTCGACCATCGCAGAGCCCGCCGACTTGGCCGCGCCGACCATTGAGGAGAACCCCGACGAGACGACGCCCTGAATCTGGCTCATGGTCGAGCTGATCGTCTCGCGCATCGCCGACCAGCCCTCGCGCACTGATCCGACGACTGCGGACGTCGCCGACGACACGACCGAGACGAGCCCGGAAAAGGCCGCGGTGACCGCGCCGCCCAGCAACCCGGCCACCGCGCCCGCCGCCTGGCCGAGCGCGCCGAAGGCGGGTATCAGGCCGGGCGAGCCGCCGACGATCCAGTGCCACAGCTTGGACACGATGCCGATCAGGAACTCTAGGGCCTGGCCCAGCAGCTTGATCGGGTTGAGCACGGAGGTTATCGCCGAGACCCAGGTGAGCAGCTTTATGGCCACCTCGGCTATCGGGACGATGACCTTGATCGTGACCTCAAGCACGAACCCGATGGCCTTGATCAGCCCGAGGATCAGCGGCAGCACGCCGTCGATCGCTGAGCCCGTCTCGCCGAGCCCGCCCGCGACGTTCTGGCCGAACAGCTCGCCGAGCGGTTTGAGGAGCTTGGACAGCTCCTTGATCACGGGCGCGAGGGCGTCGCCGATGGCCCCGACGATCTTCCACAGCGCAGCCAGAACGGGCTGTATGGCCTCCCATAGCGATTTGAGGATGGGCATCAGGAAGTCGAGCAGCCCGCGCCCCAGCGCGAACACCGCCTCGCGGAAATCCTTGCTGGCGATCATCAGCGCCGCGAACGCGCCGACCGCTGCGGTGACGGGCAGCGCGAGCCCGCCGAGCGCAGCGCCGACCCCGCCGACTGGCCCGATCGTCCCGGCCAGCGAGGGGATCAGTTGCCCGAGGGCGGCTTTGCCGATCGACCCGAACCCGCCCGCGACGAGCTTCGCCGGGCCGAGCAGGTTCGTCAGCAGCCCGCCGAGCACCGGAATCTGCGAGAGGATGCCGGGCGCGACGAGCGCGGTAAGCGCAGCCGCGCCGGCCAGGATCGCGGGGCCGAACCGCTTAATGATCTCGGTGATGCGCTCGACCTGCTCGGGGCGCAGGTTCTCGATCCACTTCGCCCAGTGCTGGATGATCCCGGCTAGCGGCGCGACGAGCTTACCCACGGCGACGCCGATCGCGTCGAATATCGGCGCGAGCGCGCCGCCGGGCGCGACCGCCGCCGATAGTGACTTGGCGAAGTCGTAGAACTGCACGATGATCGGGCCGAACGCCTGCACGAGCCCCTGCCCGACGCTCAGCTTTATGTCGTCAATCAGCCGGGGGAAACTGCGCAGCACCTTGCCCGGCTCGGTCATCGCCTCGGCGTAGGCCCCGGCTACGGTCTTGCCCGATTCAAGGACCGCGTTGAGCACCGCCTGCGAGCGCTCGGCGTCGGTCAGCTCCTTGGTGGATTTGCCGAGCGACTTCGCGTACTTGTCGACCGCCTGGCCCGCCTGCACGTTGAGCCCGGCATTTCTCAATACCTGGCTGTTCTGGGTCGTGATGCCATGCACGAGATCGCCGAGGACTTCGGTCGAGTTACGCCCCGAGATCACCGCCGCGTCCTGGGCGACGCGGGCGAGGTCCGTCGACTTGCCGAGGTCGAGCTGATTCCGCGCGAACTGCGCGACGAGCTGCTGAGCGGTCCCGGCCTCGATGCCCTGCTTACGGATCGCCGAGACCGCCTTTTGCATCTCCGCTTCGCTGAGGCCGTTCGCCTTGGCCAGTGCGCGCAGGCTCGCGTCCATCTCGCCGACACGAGCCGCCGTCTTGAATGCCTCGACCCCGAACCCCGCCGCCGCCACGGTCGCGCCCGCGATGCCCGTCGCGACGCTCTTACCGACCGCAGCGCCGAGCCCGCCGACCGCGCGCAGCCCCGCCGACATAGAGCTGCTGATCTGGCCCGCCGCGTCATTGCCCGCCGACGTCGCCGCGTTGCGGATGCTCACCGCCAGCTCGCGCGTGTCGGCGGTGACGCGGACCTCTAGCCCGCCGTAGCTGTAACTGGCCATCGCCGCGCACCTTCACGCCGGGAATCCCGGCGAGCATCTTCGCGGCGTCGGCCCACGAGCCCGCCTTAGCCCCCTCATTTCCGGTGCCGTTTCGAGAACCCTCGGGCGGCGCGCCCAGCTCAGCGCGTCGTCGCGGGCGCGGCATCGGCCGGGGCTTCGGCGCGTTCTTGGCCCCGTGCGCCTTGAGCGTGACCCACGTCAGGGCGGCTACGTGGTCGATCAGCAACGCGAGCAGCTCGGCCTCAGTCGACCATTGCTCGCCGAACCGGCGGGCGTCGGGGGGCAGCCTGTCGAGCAGCACCGCGATCCGCCGTGCAGACGTACGCGGGTCGAGCACGTCGACCCCGTACACCTGGAGCATTACCGCCTCGACGTCCGGGTCGAACCGCGCGGCTTGGGCCGTGGCAAATTTGGGAGGCTCATTCCGCTCTGCTTGGCGATCTCGCCGAATAGCACGTTTAGCTCGCCGAGCTTGAGCCCATCGGCGCACATGCCGTCGAACGCCTCGGCGCCGATCAGGTCGGACAGCGCGCCCTCTAGGTCCCCGGCGACGAGTGCGCGCAGCGACGAGATCGGCCAGGCGGTCGACGGGGGAACCTCGTAGCTCTGGCCGTGGTAGGTGAACGCGAACGGTCGCGCGTTGGCCTCGGCAGCCGCAGCGTCAGCCGCAGCCCCGAGATCGAACGTCGCTAGCCCGTTGGCGTCCGGGCTGGCGGTCACGCCGCCTTGTCAGCGGAGGCACGAGCGCGGCGCGCTGACGGGTCCTCGGCCGGGCCGAGCAGGATCGTCGCGAGGTCGCCCGCGTCGTCCAGCGCCGACAGGGTGCAGTCGAGCGGCACCGTCGCGCCGCGCGTGATCTGCATATCGCCCGCGTCGGACAGCGACGCCCGGCCGAACACGATGCGCAGCACCCGCTCGGCGTCGCGGCTGTCGATGCCGACCGCGTAGAGGTGCTGCGGCGTGTCGCTGCGCAGTTTCATTTCGAGCAGCCCGTCGCTGTCCTCGGCGGCGGGGTCGGCGTCGAAGTAGAGCGCGATCGTGTCGCCGTTGAGCTGCCAGAGCACAAACTGCAAGGTCACCGCGCGGCCGGTGACAACCGACCGGATCGGCACGACCGACTGCCACGGGGTGAGGTCTTCCTGATCGACGCTCTGGCCCACGGTCGGCCCGTCGTCGCTGAGGTAGCCGAGCACCTTCCACGGGGCTTCCCAGTCGTCCCACGTGTTCTCGGGCGCTTCGGTGCCCGCAGGGGCGAGATAGATACCGGGGCCGTTGGCGGTGCCGACCTGCACTTCGGACGGGTCGAGTACGCCGGTAGCTGGCGGGGCTGGGGGCATGGCGGGTTTTCCTTCCTACGGTGCCTCAGCAGGCGCGGGCGCGGCGCTTCGGCGGGGATGGACACGGATTTCGTACCGCGCCGTGTATCGCGGTCGGCCGTCGTCGTCGGGAAGCCAGAACGGCCCCTCGACGGGCTGCACGTAACAGACGGTGCCCTCGGGCCAGTCGACGTCGGGGAGCGCGACGATTGTCTGCCGCACCGTCTCGGCGAGCGCTCGCGCGCCCTCCTTGCGGTTGTGCCGCGCGTCGATCTGGATGAAATGCGCCATGATCCAGCCGGGCCAGTTCTGGGTCGCGGCGTAGCTAAACGACGTGAGATCGCCGAGGGCGCGCAGGTCGCGAATCTGGGCCCACACCCACGCCTCTAGGTCGGGCTGCACGATCACGGGCGCGGCGGTCATCGGTACTTGCCTCGCGCTGCGGCGAGCGACTGCCCGAGGGGCGCGCTGGCCGGCCTGCGGCGGGTGCCGTACTCGACGTAACGCGCCCATTCGGTGTCATTGACGACGAGCGACGTTCCGGGGTCTCGGCCGGGCACGACGCGATAGCCGCCCGCCATCGTGCCCGACCATCGGGGGGTGCGCTGCGCGGCGTCGGCGGCGAGCTGCGCGGCGATCTCCCGTATCTGCGGCGCGACGACCAGGCGGCGCGCCATCGCGTGAGTGACCGTGAACCGCGCCGCGTCAGCCACGAGGGGCCTCCGTAACGGCGCACGACCAGCAGGAGAGGAACCCCGCGAGGTCGGTCGGGTCGGTGATGAACCGCACGAGCGAGAGCACCCACACCTGCCCGCGCACGACTGCGGTCATGCCGTCGACGGGATCAGCGCCCGGCGGCAGGAACAGGTTTCCGGCGGCGACCCGGTTCGGGTCGTGCGGTCCGCGGCCGCCGCCGCTCTCGGCTCGCGGATCGCTCGTGCCCTGGTAGAGCTGGAGATTCCCGACGCCCGACCACACGGGGCGGCTGCTCGTCGCGTCGTCGGGGGGCACGCGCCAGCCGTGCGCGTCCAGCTCGCCCGGCAGGTAGAGCGCTACCGCGTCGCTCGCCAGCAGCACCGTCACGACTCGCCGCCGATCTCGGCTGGCCACCAGTCGGCGTCGATCGGCAGCTCGGGCAGCTCGACGGGCGCGACGCGCAGCGGGACCGACACGAGCTGGTCGAGGAACGAGCGGTGCCAGTTGGCGCGGCTGATCGCGAGGCCGTATTCGCCGACCGGCCCCGATGGGCTGTAGCTCACCGACTGCGCGCCGGTCTGCACGAGCGACACGGCGGGCGTCGGCGGCAGCGTCGCCGCGTAGTGCTCCCACTGGAGCGCGGCGCACAGGTGCGGCTCGTCGTCCCAGCAGGCGTCGGCGATCGCTTGGGCCTCGTCTCGGGGCAGCCCGCCAGTCGTGGGCGGCGCTAGGGGCGGTGCCCACGCTTCCCACGACGGCGGGCTGATCGACGTCATGCGGCTACTTCGCCGGGGCCTTGGCGCGAGAGCTGCCGCTGTCCTCAAGCGGCGCGGCGGGCGGCCGGACCATCTGCGAGAGCCGGGCCTTGGCGAACGGGGTCGCGCCGCCGGGCACGCGCGGGGTCACGGGCTTGATGATCGTGCACCCGAAGCGAGCCCAAATCTTGCACGGCGTCACGTTGTCTTGGAAGCCCGAGACCTCGACCTGGCCGTTGGCCGGGTTCACGATCACGCCCGAGGGGTCGAACCGGAACCGGATGTCCTGGCGAACGCCGATCACGAGATACTGCCACGCGCCGGTAATGAACTCGGCGACGGCGAGCGACGCGAGGGGATAGCCGCTGTAGGCCACCGGCACCCCGTAGATGGTGGGCCGCTGGACCTGGCCGACCTGCTCAGTGCCGAGCAAGAGCGAGCCGTTAGCGTCGCGCACGCCCCGGAACTGGCCCTTGGTGCCGATGTCGGCCGAGTGGCCGGTGACCGCGAGCCCTTGCGTCTCGACCATGCTCATTGCCTGGTTAACGCCGTCTACCGCGTCGACGGCCCCGGCCGGATCGACCGTGCCCGAAAAGGCGGCGGCGGTGACCCCGCCGACCGGGAATGTGAGCGGGATTCCCGGCCCGCCGAATAGCACCGTCTGGTCGAGCCGGACCGCGATCGCTTCGGCCATCCTGGGCCTGCACCAGTTCCAC